GCCGGTTTCCATCGCGCCGAGCATCCCGAACAGCCCGGCCTCGACGCCGTTGCTGCGCTCGTCCTCGTAGGTCGCCGGCTCGCCCAGCATGTCGAGGCCCTGATCGCCGTATTGCTCGGCCAGCGGGCGGGCGCTGCCCTTGTCTCGGGCCAGGCCGTCATGCGGCCACGCCCACGGCAGCCAATCGCCCCAGGGCTTCAGCGCAGCGGCCTGCAAGATCGGCGTCTGGCCCCGCACCCGATGCGTCTTGGTCACGTAAACGCAGTCGGCGTCGCGATCCCACGCGAGCGCCACGGCGGCGAACGGGTGGTCGATGCCGAAGTCCATGGCGCCGATCTGCGGCCAGTGCGCCGGTATCTCGATCGGATCGCAGGTGATCGATTCCTCGGTCACCGGGAAGATGCGGCCACTACCCAGCGTCGGTATGCCCTTGGTCCGGGCGTCCCGCTCATGCTCGGGATAGCTCGCGATGATCGCGGCCTTCTGGGCCGGCGTGTAATGCTCGGCATCGTCCAGCGTCATCGTGGTGACGTGCCGCGTGCTAGGCGGTGAGGTTGTCTCCAAGGAATGCCCTCACGACCTCGCTCATCCCCAAGAGCGGGGTGAATGTCAGGTAGACCACCGCATCGGGCCGCGCATTCGTGCGCGTCAGACCCTCGGTGTAGATGTCCTGCGGCGGCTCTTCGTCGAGCCAAAGCGCCTCAAGCGTCGGCCCCTGCCATTTGTCGCTGCCCTGCGCATAGGACTTGAATGAAACCGTTGAGACGCCGCCGCTCACGTGCTGTACGGTCGCGTTGTCCAGCAGGTTCGCCGTCCCCATCGCCCGCTTGGTGTCCAGCAGCCTGGCCTTGGGGATGAAGCCGGTGCCCCACAGCCGTTCGGTCTCCGGCGGCCCGATCAACTTGGCCTGCACGTTGTCGCGCGTAGCATCGTTGGTCACGCTGGCGGCCCAGGCTTTGATGGCGCGGTCGAACCGCCGGCCCTCCCACCAGTCGGGATAGAGGCCGGTCAGGTGCATCGCCATCTCGGCGCCGCCCGCGATCGTTTTGCCGACCTGGTTTGCCGCGATCAGCAGCCGTTCGCGATATTGCGCACCGGCCGCGTGGAACGCGCGCTGCTTAGTGTACGGGCGATACGTCGCCAGGCGGTTCTCCGCCTCGCGCTTCGCCAACTCCCTCTGCATCCGCGCCAGCAATGCGGCGTCGGAGATGCTCGATTCCAGCGCGGAGTTCGTCATCGCTGAGTTCATCCAGCGGTCCTGCGCTGGCATTGACATTGACGTTCGGCACCTTGCCTTCGACCCGCTCGGCAATCTTTTCGCCCGCGACGATGCGGGCCATGGCGGGCGCGTTCTTGTCCTTCATGACCTCGCGCCACATGTCGGCCACGTCGGGGATGTCACCCGCGAGGATCATCCGCAGCGCCTCGGCCTTGATCTTGCCTTTCACGACTGCGCCCTTGTTGTCTGGCGGGTTATCCGCGCTGTATCGGCTAGTGCTCGCGCCCTTGGCCGGGCCACCCCAACCGGGGCCGCCCGGCGGCTTGAAGTTGTGATTCCAGGCCATCAGGGCACGCGCGCCTTGGTCACGGTGAACAGCAGCGTGTCGCTCGGGTGGTTCACGTCGCCGCCGGTGTTGTTGAACAGCACCGCCGCCGGCGTGTCGTTGCCCTGTATATAGGCGGTCAACATCATGTTGCCGATCGAGGCGCCGAGACGCGCGCTGACGTGGTCGTATTTCGCGACCCCGGCCAGCGTCATGGTCTTGCTCGTCTGCGAGCCCGTCGGCAGGTTAACCGGGTCCCATGCGACGGTCCCGACAAGTTCCCGCGTGCCGCCCGAAACGCCATGGAAGGCCCGCACCGGATAAGGTTCCGGCGTGTAGATCGCGAAGCTCTGCAAGTCCGCGATATCGCTGCCTGGGTATAGTAGCATGAACTGCGCGAACTTGGCCGTCTCGGGCAGGCAGAAGCAGACCCGGCCGGCCTGGTTGGCATCGGTCTGGTTCGCGCTGATCTGCCAGCATAGGCTGGTCAGGTTCCACCCGCAGGCGACCGAAGGGTGCTCGACCAGCACGCGGTCGTCAGGCCCCAGCAGCACACCCGAGGCGTCGAAGCAGCGCACGGACCACCGATAGCTCCGCACCCCGTTGGCCTGCGTCGCTACCGGGTAGAACCATTTGGCTTCCGCGCAGTCCACCATGATTCCGATGCCGCGCGCGGCGCCGATGGTGATCGAATCCGCGTTCGGCACGATCCCCTGGCCCGCGCTTAGGCTGCTGCGCTGGTCGTTGCGCAGCACGCAGGTCGCGATGGTGGCCGTGCCGACACCGCCAGATGGCGCGGTCGTATAAGCGACATGCAGGCGGTCGAACCCGTAGCTGATCGGGCCATCGCGCCAGTCCTGGAACAGCTCGCCCCGCAGGTCCGGCACGACCATCACCGGCCGCATGGCGTCCAGCGCCGTGACGGAGTATCGCGCGTTGCGCGTCCGCCACGACGCCTTGGTCGCCGCGCCATCCACCACGTCGGTCAGTTCGTCGCGCTTGTACGAGGTCGCGTAGCCGATCTCGGCCTTGTTCTCTCCGCCCCCAGCCAATGTCAGACTGCCGCGCATCACGCTCGGCGCCGACCACTCGGCGCGGGCCGCGCCCTTGATCAAGTTCTGCTGCGGGTTGACCGCCGAATAGACGCAATAGGCTACGCCGCCGCCGGGTCGCGCGTGCTGGAACGATGGACTGTCCCAGATGTTGTTGTTGTGGTTCGCGTATCCGCTGCCGTCCCGGGTGAACGACCACCCATAGCGGTCTAGGCTGGTGTTGATGCCGGTCTGGGCGGTCACGTCGCCGCCGTAAAAATGGTTGTTGTTCGGCGCGCCGCCGTTGATCGGGCTGGCGCTATGCAGGCTCAGCGCGTGCTGGCAGCGCCACAGTCGTCCGATCGTGATGTGGTTGTGCACGCAGTCGGCCGTCGTCGTGCCGTCGCTCTCGCCCTGGAGCCGAAGGCCAATCGTAAAGCCGTCGACCAGCGCAACGCTGCCGCCGACAGTGTTCTGGACGCACCGCAGCCGCAGGCCGATCTGCGTCGGATCGGTCCAGTCCGCGATTGTGCCGCGCCGCACGCTGATGCCGCGCAGCACCGGCGACTGCACGCCGCCAGTGACCAGCCGGCCGAACGACAGGAACGCGCCAGTCTGTAGCGGGTCGGTCGCGACCAGGACCGAGCCCTCGATGTCGATGCCGGCCGCGGTGGTCAGTCCAGGCACGTTCGCGCTGACCTCGTATGTGCCGGGCCGCATGCGCGCGCACAGGACGCCGCCAATGCTGTTGGCCCGCGCCACCGCCTTGGCGATAGCCGCCGCGTTGTCGTCCGCATCGCCGCCTGGCACCGCACCCCAGGCGTAGATATCCACGTCGAGCAGTCGCTGAATCCAGACCGAGGCCGTAGCCCCAATGCCATCCGACTCGGCCGAGATGTTCGTGTTGGCGATCGGCACGGGCAGCATCACGCTGCCGTCGCCCGCCGGTACGCTATCCCCGAAAGGGAGGAGTTCGATCACCTCGCTGTAGACACGCCCGTCGTCTAGCTCGATGCGGTTGGTGACAATGCCAGGCTGGTCCGTGACCGCGACCAGGGCCGAGACCAGGCCGCCGACCTGCGCCGGGTTGCCGACCGTGCAGCTGGATGCAGTCCACTCGCTGCTGGCGATGGCGGCGCCTTGGAGGGCGCCAGTCCAATCGACGCGCAGCCAATCGGTTGTGCTGGCGCGGACCGGGAAAATCGGCTGGTTGTCGTCGCCAAGATAGGCCGGCGCGGCGAGGCTGCGCTGGCCGTTGGCGTTGACGCGCAGGAGTGGCAACGACGCGCCTCCGCAACGCAAAACGCCCGGGCCGCAGGGCGCCGGGCGTGGTGTCTCATATTTTGAGACTGAGGCGCCGCGTCAGGCCGACCGGCGCGGCGGCATCATTGCGGCAAATGGCGGGCGTGTGTCAAGCGGGTTTTGGTGATATTGGCCGCAGTCGCGCCAGGAAGCCGGCCTAGCCCTATTCCCTCGTTTCCGGTGGTCCGGCCCACGCGGCCCGGATCGTCGCGTCAGGCGGCCGGCTATCGCGCGGAGCGAGGCATGCCAGCCCGGCCTTCAGCGCTCGCTCGGCTCGCGGGCTGGTCGGCTGCTGGTTCGCCCCGCACACGCTCACCACGACGACGCGGCATTCGGCCGGCACCTTGGCGACCAAGCCGTGCCACATCGCGCTTGCGCCCGTGGCCCCGCCGTCGCCGCCTGCCCCGCCGTATAGGCCCGTGGTGCGGCGGTCAAAGCCAGCGGCCCGCCACGCTTGGTGCAGCGCGAGGGCGGCCGCGTGTTCGTCGGCCGTCAGGCGTCCCCGTGCCAGCATGGCGTCGATCACCAGCACGTCGCGGTATTCGCGCACGTCCACGGTGCCGTGGCCGCCGCCGGGTTCGATGGGGCGCACGTGGCCGTCGCGCGCCAGCATGGCCGGCCCGTCTGCGCCGCGATCCGGCACCGCGTCCGGGCTGGGCTGCGGGCGGGGCTTCACTCGCAATCCAGTCCGAGACGATAAAAAATGATGCGGCCAAGTTCTTCGGGCGTCATGCCGACATCCCAAGATGTTCCGCCGTTCGGTGTGACGTCCAGCAGCACGGCCACGCCGCCCTTGTGGTAGCGGACCGTGATCAAGATGTTGCCGCGAAGGGTCGAATTTCCCGCCATCAGTCCGCCCACCACGCATCCGTGTCGCGCTCGCGCGTTGGCTGCGGCCCTGCAGCAGCGCGCTGCTGGGCCTCCGCAACATCCTCACGCGTTGGGTATTCGTCCGTCATCCATCCGCTCCTTCGTGGGTTGCGCTGGCGCCGCGCGCGTCAGTCCCGGCACGCGCGCGTTTGGTCACGGTCGTGACCCGAATCTCGCAGGCGTGGTCGCCATCGTCGGCCCATCGGCAGTCTCCGGGTTGGATGGGCACGCCGGTCCTGACGAGGCGGTGGAGGCTTTCCAGAACTGCCGGCAGTTCTGCGAGCATCCGCGCGCGCGGGCCGTCCGGGATGCACGCCATGTCGATGAGGGTGGCGATCGGATATTCCATCACGCGTCCTCCCGTGCCCTGCGGGCGTGTTCCCGCATGGCGGGCGCGACGGCGAGGGCCGCGGCGACGGAGGCGC